AAGGGGATAACATTCACTTCATCTACGAAGAAGTCCCAAAGGAGAAACTACACTAATGGCACTATCATTTAATAACGCTGCTGGAGGCGCAAAAAAGTCTAGCATTACATCTTATTCATATCGTGACGGAGACAACGAAGTTCGTCTCGTAGGTGACGTACTCGCACGGTATGTGTACTGGCTAGAAGGTAAGAACGGAAAGAACATTCCTTTTGAGTGTCTTTCTTTTGATCGCAATGAAGAGCGATTCAACAACATGGAAAAAGATTGGGTACGTGAGTACTATCCTGATCTAAAGTGTGGCTGGAGCTATGCCATGCAATGTCTTGACCAAGGCGAACTAAAAGTCATCAATCTCAAGAAGAAGCTTTTTGAAGCAATTCTTACTGCTGCAGAAGATTTAGGCGATCCTACAGATCCCGAGACTGGCTGGGATGTTAAGTTCAAGCGAGTAAAGACGGGGCCTCTTGCATATAATGTAGAGTATCAACTCCAAGTCTTGAAGTGCAAGCAGCGAGCTCTTGATGAAGGCGAGATCGAAGCTATCTCTGAGCTGAAGTCAATGGATGATGTTATGCCTCGTCCTACGCCTGATGCACAAAAGAAGTTGCTCGACGAGATTCGAGAAGAGTCAGCAGATGTTGACGAAGAACTAGGTGAAGAGTTTGACTTGACATGATTTTATTTACGGCAGACTGGCATCTAAAGCTAGGTCAAAAGAATGTGCCACGAGAGTGGGCACTTAACCGCTACGGATTATTTTTTGAGCAAATACACAGTCTCGAAAATCAGTGTAATATGCACATTATTGGTGGGGATCTTTTTGACCGTCTGCCGAACATGGAGGAATTGGAACTCTACTTCTCGTTTATTCGGGAAGTAGGGATTCCAACTCTTATCTATGACGGCAATCATGAAGCAACAAAGAAAAACAAAACATTCTTTACTCAACTAAAGCAAGTGACTAGAGATATAAACCCACTTGTAAAAATAGCGGATATTTCATATTATGATTCCGATCTTGGTTTTAGTATTCTTCCTTACGCCGATCTCCACAGAGAAGGAAGCATTGAAAAGTTTATACAAACAGCACCACTATTTACTCATGTACGAGGAGAAATACCTCCACACGTCAAGCCAGAGGTGGACTTAGACAGATTTGAGGATTTTCCCATCGTATTTGCAGGCGATTTACATGCACATAGTAATAGCCAGAAGAATATTGTATACCCCGGGTCTCCAATGACAACTTCTTTTCATAGAACCGAAGTAAAAACGGGCTATCTATTAATTAACCCTGAGGATTGGAGTTGGATTTGGGATGCTTTCGAACTTCCGCAGTTGATACGAAAAACCGTCGCGGACCCAGAAGAGATGTTACCTACAGACTATCACCATACTATTTACGAGCTAGAAGGAGATATGCAGGATTTAGCAAACGTAAAAAACAGTGATCTTCTTGACAAAAAAGTAGTTAAACGAAACTCAGAAGCGACTTTAATTATAGATAACGAAATGACTCTTGAACAAGAGTTAGTAGAGTATCTAACTTACATATTAGAAATATCGGAAACAAAAATACCAAAAATAGTAGGTGTATTTAATGATTACGCTTCAAAAATTGAAATGGAGTAATTGTTTTAGCTACGGGCCAGATAACGAATTAGACTTAAATAATACTACAGTAACCCAGCTTGTTGGAACTAATGGCATGGGTAAGTCTTCTATACCTCTAATTATAGAGGAGGCTCTTTATAACAAAAACTCTAAAGGAATTAAAAAAGCAGACATACCAAATAGATATGTCAATCAAGGTTATAGTATAAATCTAACCTTTACAAAGGACGAAAAACAATATGACGTTCTCATCGACCGAAAATCCAGCATCAAACTTCGACTGCTCGAAGATGGAGAAGATATATCCTCACATACGGCAACCAATACCTATAGGACACTACAAGATATTATCGGTATTGATTTCAAAACATTCACCCAACTGGTATATCAAAACACTAGCAGCAGCTTACAATTTCTCACTGCGACCGATACAAATAGGAAAAAGTTCTTAATTGATCTATTGCATCTAGAACATTATGTAAAATTATTTGAGATATTCAAAGAAGAATCTAGAAAGCAGACTATCAATCTTACAAGTGTAGAATCAAAGATAGCAACAATAGAAAAATGGTTGCAAGATAATAAATTGAGTGATACAACCATACTGCCACTCGAAGAAATTTCAATCGATACATCAGAGGACGAAAAAGAATACGCTGAGTTGTCGTTAGAAATTAAAAATATTTCGGAAAAAAATAAAAAAATCTCACAGAATAATACATACAAAGATATGCTGGGTAAGATTGATTTACAAAAAGCACAATCTTGTACTATAACAGAAAAACAATCTTATGATAGATTGCAGTCTGATTTAGGAAATCTTCGCGGGGTCGTAGCGGGGTCAAAGAAACTTTTAGAGAAGCTAGAAAAACTAGGAGATCACTGCCCCACTTGTGAGCAAGAAGTAGATCCTGGATTCAAGCAAAAATTAATTGATGAAGAAAGTAGAAAGATTGCGGAGAACAGAAGGGAAGAGTATGAAATTGAAGGAAGAATATCAGAAATTAAGCGAGACAATGCCGAGTATGACAGTGCCAGAAAAATTGAAAGAGATTGGCAAGAAATCTACAGAAGTATTGATCGAGATCTGCCAGTGGCCATCTTGGATCAAGGAGAGCTCGAAAGCCGCTTGGGAGGAATACGAGCTAACTTGGTTCAAGCACAAAAGTCTTTGGAAGAGGCAACGAGAAATAACGAAAAGATCACAAGACGTAACACAAGAATTCAAGTCATCCTTGAACAAACAGAAGAGTTCCAGCGGCAGCTAGAAGAACAACAAGAGCAGTTTGAGGTATACAAAGAAGCTGCAAATAATTTAGAAGTACTGAAAAAAGCTTTTAGTACAAATGGATTGATTGCGTATAAAATTGAAAATCTTGTAAAAGATCTAGAAGAACTTACTAATCACTATCTTGCTGAATTATCGGATGGAAGATTCACGCTTGAGTTTGTTGTATCAAACGATAAACTAAATGTACAAGTTACGGACAATGGAAATATTGTTGACATTCTTGCTCTCTCTAGCGGAGAGCTTGCTCGTGTGAATACAGCTACTTTGATTGCCATTCGTAAGTTAATGAGTAGTATATCAAAATCAAGAATAAACATTCTCTTCTTAGATGAAGTAATTAATGTACTTGATGAAAGTGGAAGAGAAAAACTAGTAGAGGTATTGTTAGAGGAAGATCTTAATACCTACGTTGTTAGTCACGGATGGACACATCCTTTACTTGAAAAAGTAGAAGTTGTTAAATCAGGAAATATATCGAGGTTAGAATGAGCGAAGAAGATCCAGGTATGACACATGCCACAGGATTCTTAATGCTAGAAAACATGAAAGAATATCTATATGGAAAGTGTAAGTACCATGAAACAAATATTAAACTTTATTTTAAAAATCCTGTCGGTATCGGAGAACACCCAGATATTCTTGGAGCTATCGAAATGGAGTTAGAAAAACTCGCAGATTACAAAGAAAAATTAGATGTACTTCGACAGATAGAGAGGGGATTGTGGTAGATAGTAGAGCAAAGGGCGCTCGAGGAGAATACCTAGTAAGAGATCTATTGAGGCAACACACTGATCTTCAGTTTGAAAGAGTCCCGAGTTCAGGAGCTCTTGAGTATTTGAAGGGAGATTTGTATGTTCCTCACGAAAAGAATAAATATTGCATTGAAGTAAAAAACTATTCTGAGTCTCCTCTTACTGATAAAATTTTTACTGCGCCACGAACAAATAATCTTATTCGATGGTGGAATAAAGTAGTACAACAAGCGCACCAAGGTAATCAAGAACCGTTGTTGTTTTTTAAATATAATCGTTCTCCAATATTTGTAGTTACAGATACTCCTCCTGAAGAAACAAAAGGGTATATGTTTATATGTTTTTTACAGTGTTTTGTATTAGTTGCGGATGAATGGTTAGAACGTGAAAAGCCGGAGTTTTTAAATGACGTTTAGTTTTGAGGACAGAATATCAGATACAAAAACAACACTGATAGTAGATGCACTAAATCTTGCATTTCGATGGAAACATCAAGGTAGAACAGATTTCAGGTACGACTATCAAAAAACAGTACAGTCTCTTGCTTCTTCATACGGATGTAGTGAAATAATTATAGCAGCAGACTGGGGGTCATCTTCCTACAGAAAAGAACTGTACCCAGACTACAAACAGAATAGAAAAGAGAAGTTTGCAGAACAAAGTGAAGAAGAAAGAATTGCTTTTGAAGAGTTCTTTGAGGAGTTTGAAGCAACACTTGAAGTCCTTGCAGAAGATTATATACTACTTCGATACAAAGGTGTAGAGGCAGATGATGTTGCTGCACATTTAGTAAAGCATAAAAATGCTTATGATTTAGAAAATATATGGCTAGTATCAAGTGATAGAGACTGGGACTTACTTATTCAAGACACTGTAAGTAGATTTTCTTATGTGACGAGGAAGGAAGTCACGCTAGAAAACTGGTCACAGCACTACGATGTAAAGCCAGAAGAATATATTTCTTTAAAATGTTTAACGGGAGATAAAGGCGATAATGTTCCAGGAATTCCTGGCATAGGACCGAAACGAGCTCAGCAACTTATAGAGCAATACGGAAATGCTTTTAGTATTTATGAAGCAACCCCCATTGATAGTCGGTATAAATATATACAAACTCTTAATGAAAATGCGGATCAAATCTTAGCAAACTATGAACTTATGGATCTAATAACTTTTTGCGATGATGCAATAGGCAAAGCTAACATAGCAGATATTGAGAGTACAATAAATGGATATAGAAATTGATTTTCGTAGAGATCGTTATCTCTCACAATTTAGTATAAAAACCTTACAAGATAGATACCTAGTTGATGGAGAAGGCTCTCCTCAGCAGGCATTTGCACGAGCAGCGGAGGCATTTGCAGATGATGAAGAACATGCCCAGCGACTGTATGATTACGCTAGTAAGCTCTGGTTCATGTTCTCTACTCCCATCCTTAGCAATGGAGGTACTAAGCGTGGCCTTCCTATCTCTTGCTTTCTTAATTACGTTGATGATAGTAGAACAGGTATCACCGACCACTATACAGAAAATGCGTTTCTCAGTTCAGTCGGTGGTGGTATTGGTGGTTATTGGGGGGATATACGTTCAGTGGGTTCGAAAACCAGTAATGGATCTGAGTCTACAGGCGTTATACCATTTCTTAAAGTTGTAGATGCAGAGATGCTTGCATTCTCGCAAGGAGTAACAAGACGTGGAAGCTATGCTTCGTACTTACCGATGTCTCATCCAGAAATCGAAGAATATTTGGATATGCGTAAACCTACTGGAGGCGATATTAATCGTAAGTCTACAAACCTTCATCATGGTATCATTATCCCTGACGATTTTATGGAACTTATAGAAAGGGCTACAAAAGAAGAAGGATTTGATGATAGCTGGCCTTTGGTTGATCCGAATAGTGGTATTACTACAAAAGTTGTATCAGCTAAGACTCTTTGGGTTAAGCTTATTCAGAATCGAGTAGAAACTGGAGAGCCTTACATTATGTTTGGCGATACAGTCCAAGAAGGACTACCTGAGTGTCAAAAAGAACTTGGATTAAAAGTAAATCAATCAAATCTTTGCAGTGAAATTACACTTCCTACGGACGAAGATCGTACCGCAGTATGCTGCCTTTCAAGTGTAAACTTGGAAGAGTATGATGAGTGGAGTAATGATCCTAAGTTTATTCCTGATCTAGTTCGTATGTTAGATAATGTGCTTACTTATTTTATTGAAAATGCACCGAATGAGCTAAAGAAAGCTAAGTATAGTGCTGCGCGAGAGAGAAGTATTGGGCTTGGTGCAATGGGATTTCATGCTTATTTACAAAGACACGGTATACCGTTTGAGTCTTTTCAGGCAAAGAATAGAAATATGGCAATGTTTTGGCATATAAAATCATGTGCGGAGGTAGCAAGTGAACAACTGGCTAAAGAACGCGGGGAAGCACCTGATGCAGTCGGCACTGGTCGTCGCAACGTTCATCTGTTGGCTGTGGCTCCTAATGCTAGTAGCTCTATCATATGTGGTAATACGAGTCCTAGTATCGAGCCATATCGTGCTAACGCATTTACTCAAAAAACTAAATCCGGCTCCAGTTTACAAAAAAATGAGTATTTACAGGCTGTGCTCCAAGACATCGAAATGGATACAGAAGAAGTATGGAAAGATATTGTAACAAATGGAGGCTCTGTTCAGCATCTAGAGTTTTTGGATGAATGGACAAAGTATGTATTTAAAACAGCAGTAGAGATAGATCAAAGGTGGGTCATTGACATGGCTGCGGACAGACAAAAACAAATTTGTCAGAGCCAATCATTAAATGTATTTTTTCCTTCAGATGTATCAAAACAAGAACTTCATGCTATACATATGATGGCATGGAAAAAGAAAGTAAAAACACTTTATTACTTGCGTAGTGAAGCACATAAAAGAGCAGAAAATGTATCAGATGAAGTCCTACGGAAAAGAATATTTGAGTCTATGGACGAGGACGCTTGTGTAGCGTGTGAAGGATGAATATGAATTTATTGACAGAGCGAGAGTACTATAAGCCTTTTAACTATCCTTGGGCTTTTGAACACTATAAAAATCAACAGCATATGCATTGGCTTCCTGATGAAGTCAATCTTGCTGATGATTTAAAGGATTATCGAGAGAAACTAACCCCAGGAAACAAAAAATTAATTAATCAAATTTTTCGTTTCTTTACACAAGCAGATGTAGATGTATGTTGTGGATATGCTAGTCATTATCTGCCTACATTTAAACAGCCTGAAGTAAGAATGATGCTATCAGCTTTTGCTGCAATGGAAGCAGTGCATCAGGAAGCATATTCTTTGCTTTTAGAAACTTTAGGATTTGGGGATGATGAATATCAAAAGTTCATGGAGCACAAAGCCATGATGGATAAGCATGAACACTTATCAAACTTTGGTATGGATACTCCGATGAATATTGCAAAAACTATGGCTATCTATTCTGGATTTACAGAAGGAGTACAGCTTTTTAGTTCTTTTGCTATTCTACTGAACTTTCCGAGACATAACTTGATGAAGGGCATGGGACAAATTGTAACATGGAGTATTCGAGACGAGAGTCTGCATGTAGAGGGAATGTCTCAGCTATTCCGCACTTTCATTGCAGAAAATCCAGAACTTTGGAATGATGATTTAAAATATGAAATTTATTGTGCAGCGGAGCGCACAGTAGAGTTAGAAGATGCTTTTATTGATCTTTGTTTTGAAGGTGCAGATGTTCCTGACCTTACAGCAGAAGAAGTTAAAGAATATATTCGATACATTGCAGATCGAAGATTACTTGGTCTTGGTATGAAAAAG